AGTCCTTCAGGGTGTGATGACCTCTGAGGATTCTTCATAGCAATAAGATGTGTGGTAACCCCTGACTGGGAAGCTGGTCAGGGGTTTTTCGTGCTTAGGGTTCACCTTTGAAGGCAGCGTAACCCTTTTACAGTATGAGTGCTATAGAGCGACAAGGACACCCCATAGCGGCCCTTACAAGCTCCTTGCCTGCCTCTGGCCCTTGAGGAAGTAGAGAAGCCCTTCTGGATACCTTCTAGCGAACTCTAATAACAATTCAATAAATCTGAACAAAGGAAAATATTATGGCATACAATGCACTACCCGCGCATTATCGTGATGATTTCAGCCAGATCTGGGAGGCCCGTATCGCTCGACGCGAATCCGATTTCCTCTCCAAGGTCAAAATGGTTCCAATCAACGGCGAGAAAAAGCGTTACAACCAATCCGAAATCTTGGACATGCGTAAGATCACAGGTCGCGCACTCAAGACCACAGTCGACGAGCGTTCTACGTTCTTCCGTTGGCTTGTCCCTTCCACCTTCGAGCTTACTGAGCGCGTTGATGAATGGGATGACAAAGAGCTAGGTGACATCCTGCTTCCAACCTCCGATATGATGAACCAGCACGTTGACGCTTACAACCGTCAAGCTGATGCTACCATCATCGCAGCCATCGAAGGTTCTGCAATCGTAGGTGAGGACGGCACAAGCACCCAAGCACTCACGCAAGTCGTAGCCGATGACTACGGTAGCGCAGGCACAGCATCCGGTCTTCCACTAGCGAAGGTCATCCGTGCAGCTCGCTACTTCAAGGACAACGACCTCAAGCGTGCGCCTAAGTGCTTCGCATACAGCCCAGAAGCTGAAGACACCCTGCTCACATCTGTGAACGAAGCCAAGTCCTCGGACTTCGGTAACGCCCAGATCGCATCGAGCGGCACAGTCGACGGTAAGGACTGGATGGGATTCTCTTGGGTTAGCCACACAGGTCTGACTCAAACAACTGGCACCAACCAAGGCGGTCAAGTCGACCGTTGCCTTGCATGGGCCAACGACCAAATCCGTTTCGGTGATGGTGAGCGACGTGCTCACACTGACATCCTCGCTGACTACAGCCACGCTCTGCAAATCCGCACAGTTGCCCGCATGGGTGCCTACCGGAATGAAGAGAAGGGTGTTGTCGCAATCGAGACGCTCTACGTCTAACCCTCAACTGAAAGGAATCAAATAACATGGCCGCAGACGTAACACTCGCAACAGCCAACGCAGCAGTTCAGGCATCACCTACAGCGAGCACTAAGCTCTCCCCTGTAGTTGCAACGCCGAACTACCGCGTTTCCGTGGACACCTATACTATCGCTGACGCACTTGAAGTCGGTGACAAGATTCGTGTCCGTAAAGCCTCTGGTGGAAGTGTAATCCTTCCATTACTGTCCGACATCGCAGAAGCATCTACCGCTTCGGCACTCACGCTTGACGTGGGTATCTACGAGGTAGCAGCCGATGGCACTCTCGGAACAGTAGTTTCTGCTGACGTTCTCGCTGATGGCGTGGACTTCGCAGGTGCCGGCGTTTACATCGCTCGCCCTTACAGCGTGCCTACAACCAATACTGAGTATTGGATCGTAGCCGAAGTGAAAGCGATCACAGGCACCACTGTAGCAGACGAGACAATCGACTTCTACACTGCTATCAACCTTCCGAACTAAACACTCGGGTAACTCATGGGATGGGTTAGGGGCGCACATCATAACCGGTGTGCGCCCTTTTTCCATAAACGGAACGGAATACAATGAGCCAAACTAAGACAGAGATTTCAAATATCGCCCTGCGCCGAGCGCGGGAGAACCCAGTCATCGGTGATGTCGATACCTCTGATCAGGTGCAGGCAGAAACCGTTCGTGACTTTTACGAGCAGTCCCTCAAGGAGACGCTCCAGCGCATCAAGCCAGCCTTCGCACGTAAGCGTGCAGCCCTGACGCAGGATGTTACTGGCCCGATCTTCGAATACAGCTACAGCTACGCGTTGCCTACTGACTACGTGAGCATCGTGAAGTTCAACGGTGCGACTATTCAAGACGTGAGTGACCTCTTCGAGAGCGAGGGGCGCAAGGTGCTTACCGACGAGGAGAGTGCCAACGTGGTCTACGTTTGCTACGAGGAGGACACTGCGCTCTACGACCCTGAGTTCATCGAAGCCTTCACACTGCAACTCGGTGCGAATGTAAGCAACGCCCTACGAGGCAACACAGACCTCTCTACGGAGCTTTACAAGCTGAGTGAGGTAGCAGCATCCAATGCTACCAGCGAAAGCTCTAATGGACGCCGTAAGCCCACCATACGCGACCGCGTGCTAGCGGCCAGCCACTGGGCAGGCATTTCCCGCAGATACAGCACCAACGAAACCCAATCCTAAATCATGGCCCAATCGAAGAAGCATATCCTCCACCTCAACGCTGGCGAATGGTCGCCCAAGGTTTACGCACGAGCTGACCACGAGAAATACGGCAGTGCCTGCAGGGAGGCTGGAAACATGCTTGCCCTACCACACGGGCCGATCACACGGCGCAAGGGCTTTGAGTTCATTGCGCCTGTTAAGTATGATGAGCGGGCGTGCAACTTCATTGAGTTCCAGTTTAGCACTAGCGACACGTTTGCTATCGAGGCAGGTGATTACTACTTCCGCTTCCACAAGGACGGCGCACAGGTCAAGGAGACGGCTATAACGGGTGCCACGGCTACAGCAGCCAACCCCGTAGTCATCACGTCAACAGCCCACGGGTATAACGATGGTGACGAGATTCACCTAAGCGGGTTCACTGGGATGACTGAGTTGAACAACCGCTGGGTGAAGGTGGGCAACTCCGCTACGAATACCTTCGAGGTGGTTGACCGTGATTCTACGGATGTCGATGGATCTACTTGGACTGCTGGAACCGGCGGCACACTGGAGAAGGTCTACGAGGTTGCATCACCCTACTCGGAATCAGATATCTTTGCATTAGACTTCGCCCAGAAGAATGACGTGCTCTGGATCACCTCGGGCATCGCGCTACCCCGCAAGCTGATCAGGCTCGCAGATAACAACTGGACGCTTGATATAGAGGTGCCAGCTTACCCAGCCACACTGGACACCAACACGGTCAGCACTGACCTTCTGACGTTGAGCGCGATTTTTGGCTCATCGGCAGGATTTAGGACTATCACCTCAATATCTGAGAACCCGACAAATCAAGGCATTAGCTGTACTGGCCCAACTGGATATAGCGGGAAAACATTCAACTACACCATTGATATTACGACCGATACAGCCCACGGGTTGAGTGCTACCGATTCGGTCGTTATTGTAGGTGTGACCGCTACGCTGACTCAGGGTAGCAGTGGCGAGGGCTTTACTATCACAGATTCGGATGTCGATGGAACCTACACGGTGGTCAGCGTTCTTAGCACCACATCCTTCAGGGTTGATTTCACAGCAGGCGTGTGCCTAGTGGATAGTGCTAGGAAACATGGTCAGGGCTACACTTTTGACATCTTATCGAGTTCCTACGTGGACACTGGCGTTGGGTCATCCCTTACGATGACTGCTTCTGGTGGGCACACGCCATTTTTATCTACCCACGTTGGTGGCTACTGGACGCTGACGCACACTGAGGGAAGTAAGTTCGTGCAGAAGAGATTTAACACTAATTTCACTCCAGCAGGGCCAGCAGACTATCTGCGGGTAATAAACACAGCGACATTTATAACGACTGGCGATTGGTCTGCGCGTGCGAAACTCTACAAGAGTAAGACAAGCGAGATACCCTCAAATACCTTTGACGCTACTGAGTGGTATTTAATTCAGGATCTAAGTTCTAACAAGGATCAGAATTTCAATATCGGCATCGATCAGGACGGCACACCAGCCTATTATACTTTTCAGATCACCGACCAGTCGTATGCAGATAATAACCCCTACGCCACACTCAAGGTTCCATCGCAGGAGGTAACAGGAATCGTCAAGGCCGTGTCCTACACCTCTTCTACCGTGCTGGTAGTAGACATCATTGAGAAACCCTTAGAAACCACCGCAACCGCGATATGGGCCGAGGGTGCATTCAGTGGTGTGCGTGGGTTCCCTAAAGCCGTAGCCTTCTTCGAGGAGCGTCTATGGTATGCTGGCACCACCTACCAGCCGCAGGGCATTTGGTCTAGTGGCGTGGGCGTGTTCGATGACTTCAGCACGGGCGAACTCGATACCGATGGCCTAGCGATTGAACTTTCCTCGAAGGAGCGTAACGAGATCCTGTGGTTAGCTGACCAAGAGAAGCTACTGATCGGCACGTCCGGTGGTGAGTGGACGCTCTCAGGCACCGACCTGAACTCTATCATCAGCCCTACGAACATCGTGGCACGCCGACAGGAGACTAAAGGTAGTTCGAACGTGAGGCCGCTTCGTATCGATAACGCTGTAATGTTCGTGAACCGTGGCACCAGTAAGATTTACGAGATGTCATTCAATATCGAGCGTGACCGCTTCCACGGCGTTGACTTGCTACTCTTCAGCGAGCACCTGTCACGAGGAGGCTTAGTCAAGATGGCCTACACCTCTACGCCTGAGCCTATCCTCTGGCTGGTGAACGGGCGTGGTGAGTTGCTATCGATGACCTACCAGAAGGATCAGGGCGTCTACTCGTGGAACCCGCACAGCACGGATGGCACATTTGAATCGGTGGCCTCGGTCTACGGCACAGGCAATGACGAGCTGTATGTCGTAGTGAAGCGCACGGTCAACGGCCGCACCCGCCGAACCATCGAGCGCATGGTAGGCATCTACGATGTGAACCAGTATGCCACCGACGCTGCAACCGCACTGAACGAGACCTTCGTAGACAGCTACACCACGTTCGATAACACAGGCAACGCACAGACCGCCCTTACGGGGCTTTGGCACCTCGAAGGGGAGGCAGTATC